GATGCTAAAAAAATGTTTACAGATAAAGTCGTACCAATATCCGTTAACTATCCGTTTTTCTTCAAACCGATCCAGGACGGTATGGATCGTCCTAAAACAGAGCTCGCATACAGAGTTCCAGCTTCGAAGCTTACTAGAAGGAAGCTTGAGAGCAATGAGCAATTAAGAGAGTTAGACGGTCTTGACACAACTATTGATTGGAAAAATACAGGTGATAACTCTTATGATGGTGAAAAGCTAAAACTATTAGCTCATGATGAAAGTGGTAAATGGGAAAGGCCTGATAACATATTAAATAACTGGAGAGTTACAAAAACTACATTAAGACTAGGATCAAGGATTGTAGGCAAGTGTATGATGGGCTCAACTTCAAATGCTTTAGACAAAGGTGGAGACAATTTCAAAAAACTATACTATAATTCAGACGTTACAGAAAGAAATCGTAATGGACAAACATCTTCTGGACTCTATTCTTTGTTCATCCCTATGGAATGGAACTACGAAGGATTCATGGATTCTTACGGATCACCTGTTTTCATTAGAAAAGAAAATCCAGTCAAAGGAGTCGACGGTTTTAAAATTACAACAGGCGTTATCGAGCACTGGGAAAATGAAGTAGAAGGTTTAAAATCAGATCAAGACGGTTTAAACGAATATTATAGACAGTTTCCAAGAACAGAACAACATGCCTTTAGAGATGAAACAAAAGATAGTTTATTTAATCTAGCTAAGATATATGAACAAATAGATTATAATGCAGAGTTAAACAATGGCGCTTCAGTTACACAAGGTAATTTCATGTGGGAAAATGGTATTAAAGATACTAGGGTTAACTTTATACCAAACAATAATGGAAGGTTTTTTATAAGTTGGGCGCCTAACTCTAGAATTCAAAACAATACAATAACAAAAAATGGAAGTAAATACCCAGGTAACGAACACGTTGGAGCTTTCGGCTGTGATAGTTACGATATTTCTGGTACTGTTGACGGTCGCGGCTCTAAAGGAGCACTTCATGGATTAACTAAGTTTTCTATGGAAGACGCTCCTCCAAATCATTTTTTTTTAGAATATATAGCTAGACCTGAAACTGCTGAAATATTTTTTGAAGATGTATTAATGGCTTGTGTATTTTATGGTATGCCTATATTATGTGAAAACAATAAGCCTAGATTATTATACTATTTAAAACGTAGAGGATACAGAGGCTTTAGTATTAATAGGCCTGATAAAAATTGGAATAAACTTTCTACAACAGAAAAAGAAATAGGTGGAATACCTAATTCAAGCGAAGACATTAAACAAGCGCATGCTGCTGCTATTGAAAGCTATATAAATGATTACGTAGGAATTTTAGAAAATGGATATGGAGACATGTATCACCAAAAAACACTAGAAGATTGGTCTCAATTTAATATAAATAATAGAACTAAACATGATGCAACTATTAGCTCTGGTTTAGCAATAATGGCTTGTAATAAAAATAAATATAGACCCACAGCAGTAAGAAATATTTTACCTATGAAAATAGGTATAAAAAAATATGATAATAAAGGATTTACTTCAAAAATAATAAAATAAATATGCAAATTTCCTATAATAGTAATAGTTCTTTTCCAAGTCAGGTGGTACCTGATGCAGAGAAAGCTACTGAAGAGTATGGGCTTTCCGTTGGCAGAGCGATAGAAGGTGAATGGTTTAGAAATAATAGATATGGTTCTAATTCACCAGGTTATGCTGTTAACTTTAACCAATACCACACTTTAAGGTTGTATGCTAGAGGTGAACAACCTGTTCAAAAATACAAAGATGAATTAGCTATAAACGGAGATTTATCATATCTTAATTTAGACTGGAAGCCAGTGCCAGTTATAGCTAAGTTTGTAGATATTGTAGTCAATGGTATGTCTCAAAGAAATTATCAAGTAAAAGCTTTTGCTGTAGATCCTTTTTCTACTAAGAAAAGAACTGATTACGCGGCTAGATTGATGAGAGATGTTAAAGAAAGAGATATAATAAATGAAATGCAAGAAAAACTAGGTATTGATGTTAGAAGTAAAACTAGCAAAGAACTAGGTTTAGAAAGCGAAGAAGAATTACAATTACATTTGCAATTAGATTATAAGCAGTCTGTAGAGATAGCAGAAGAAGAATTACTTAATGACGTTTTACAAAGAAATAAATACGATTTAACTAGAAGAAGAATTTGTCAAGATCTAACTGTTTTAGGAATAGGAGCTGTAAAAACAAACTGGAACAAAGCTGAAGGTGTTACAGTAGAATATGTAGATCCATCTTCATTAGTATATTCTTATACTCAAGACCCTAATTTTGAAGATATTTATTATGTAGGAGAAGTTAAGTCGGTTTCTATACAAGATTTAAAAATGCAATTTCCGTATTTAAGTGAAGAAGATATGGAAACTATTCAGAAGTACCCAGGTAATGCTGAGTATTTAAGAAACTGGACAGGTAGAAATGATGATCAAACAGTTCAAGTATTATATTTTGAATACAAAACTTATAGTGATCAAGTTTTTAAAATAAAAGAAACTAACACTGGTTTAGAAAAAGCATTAGAAAAACCTGACACTTTCAATCCACCTGAAAATGATAATTTTCAAAGAGTTTCAAGAACTATAGAAACTTTATATAGTGGAGCTAAAATACTAGGACATCCTATGATGTTAAAATGGGAGTTAGCAGAAAATATGACTAGACCAAATGCTGACACAACTAGAGTCAAGATGAATTATACTATATGCGCTCCAAGAATTTACAAAGGCAGAATAGAATCTTTAGTAAGTAGAATAACTGGTTTTGCAGATATGATACAATTGACACATTTAAAGCTACAACAAGTAATGTCTAGAATAGTACCAGACGGTGTTTATTTAGACATGGATGGTCTAGCAGAAGTTGATTTAGGCAATGGTACCAACTATAATCCAGCTGAAGCTTTAAATATGTATTTCCAAACTGGTAGTGTTGTTGGTAGATCTAAGACTCAAGATGGTGAAATGAATCCAGGTAAAGTTCCAATACAAGAACTGCAGTCTTCTAGTGGTGGTGGTAAAATAGGTTCTTTAATACAAACTTATCAATACTACTTGCAAATGATAAGAGACGTAACAGGACTTAATGAAGCTAGAGATGGAAGTGTTCCAGATAAAAACTCGTTGGTAGGTTTACAGAAGCTAGCAGCTGCAAATTCTAATACTGCAACTAGACACTTGTTACAAGCAATGCTTTATTTAACTTCAAGAACTTGTGAAAATATATCATTAAGAATATCTGATTCGTTACAGTTTCCTTTCACTAGGCAAGCCTTAGAAAATAGTATATCAAGATACAATGTAGCAACGCTAGACGAGTTAGAAGACTTAAATTTACATGACTTTGGTATATTTTTAGAGCTAGAACCTGATGAAGAAGAGAAACAAGTTTTAGAACAAAATATACAAATAGCTTTAAAAAATCAAGGTATCGACTTGGAAGACGCTATAGATCTTAGAGAAATAAAAAATATTACTCTTGCTAATCAAATGTTAAAACAAAGAAGAAAAGCAAAACAAAAAAGAGATCAACAAATGCAACAAGCTAATATAGCTGCTCAAGGAAAAGCTCAAGCTGAAACAGCTGAAAAAACAGCTATGGCAGAAGTTCAAAAGCAACAAGCTATAGCTCAAACTAAAATGCAAATAGAACAAGCTAAGTCTCAATTTGAAATTGATCAAATGCAGCAAAAAGCTCAAATAGATAGAGAATTGATGGAGATAAGATACAACTATGACATGCAGTTAAAGAAACTGGATATGAGTCAAGTTGAAGCTAAAGAAAAATTTATAGAAGATAGAAAAGATAAAAGAACTAGACTAGAAGGTAGTCAGCAAAGTGAAATGATAAACCAAAGAAAAAACAACACTCTACCTATAAACTTCTCTATACCTAGTCAAGAGGAAAATAACATTTCAGAAAACACTAATAATCCAGAAAACCAATCAGAACAAATAGAAGAACAACAATAAACAATTATTAATTATTATATTATATTATGTCAACAACAAAACAAGAACAAGAGGCTTTATCTTTAAAGATAAAAAAGCCTTCGTTAAAAAGAAATAATGATCAGGTTTACAAACTTGATTTAACTAAAAAAACAGAAGATGCCGTTCAAGAGCAAAGCACAGAGACGATTCATGTACGCGACGAATCCGAAGATGGCGGAAAAGTGGGAGAAGCACACGAAGAAAAACAAGACACTGCCGTTGAGAGTAAAGAAGAAATAAAATCTCCTATAACTGAAGTACAACAAGATAATATTGCAGAAGTTAAAGAAGTAGTAGAACATAAACCTAAAATTGAAGTACCTGAAAACATAGAAAAATTAATTTCTTTTATGAAAGATACTGGAGGTAATGTAGAAGACTATGTAAGACTAAATGCAGATTATACTAAAATTGATAATGATACTCTACTTATGGAGTATTATTCAAAAACAAAACCTCATCTAGAAAAAGAAGAAATAGAATTTTTAATAGAAGACAATTTTTCTTATGATGAAGAGGTTGATGAAGAAAAAGAAATTAAAAAAAAGCGGTTAGCCGCTAAAGAAGAAATTGCCAAAGCCCGAAGCTTTTTAGAGGACACTAAGAGTAAATACTACGACGAAATCAAGTTGAGACCCGGCGTTACTCAAGAACAAAAAAAAGCAATGGACTTTTTCAATAGATACAACAAAGAACAAGAAATAGCTAGCAAAAATCACGAATCATTTCAACGTAAAACAAATGAGATGTTCGCCTCAGAATTCGAAGGTTTTGAATTTAACTTAGGTGAAAAGAAATTTAAATACGGAGTTAGTAATATTGGTGAGGTTGCTGAAAAACAGTCTAACTTAAACACATTTGTTAAGAAGTTCTTAAACAAGCAGGGTGAAGTTGTTGATACTGTAGGTTATCACAAGGCTATTTATGCTGCTGAAAATGCAGATACTATTGCTAATCATTTTTATGAGCAAGGCAAAGCTGATGCTGTTAAAAATGTAATAGCTAAATCTAAAAATATAAGTAAAGATCCTAGGCCTCAAGCTAATGGTGATGTGTTTATAAATGGATTTAAAGTAAAAGCAATAAGCGGTGCAGATAGTTCTAAGTTGAAATTTAAATTAAAAAACAAAAACAACAACTAAAAAATAAAAATTATGAGTTTTGCAACTAGCGGGAGTTTTCCTGCTTCATTAAAGCCTGCGCAAAAAAGAATGACTCTCAGAGAAAATTACTTGGATTTTACAAGTACTGGGGCTAATTCTAACAACTTTGCACAGCAATATTTACCTGAGCTTTACGAAGCTGAGATAGAAAGATACGGAAACCGAACTATTGGTGGTTTCTTGAGAATGGTAGGAGCTGAAATGCCTATGACATCTGATCAAGTAATTTGGTCTGAACAAAACAGATTACACATCGCTTACAAAAAAGCTCAATTTACAAATGCTGGAGCTGCTGGTGATGTTGATGGTACTGTGGTTTTAGACTTGAGTGCTACTGGAGCTGATTCACCTACTGGGGCAATCAGAGTTGGTCAAACAATTTTAATATCTGATAACGCTTCTGGACTTATTGTTCAAAAAGCTTTAGTTCAAGGTATTGGTGATCCAATTTCAGGTGGTGGTAATGCTAGCGATCTTTTAGTTAAGATTTATGGTACAACTACTCCTAACGCTGCTTTTGCAAATGCTGGATCTGCTAATGTATTCGTTTACGGATCTGATTTTGGAAAAGGTACAACTGGTATGGAAGGTTCTATTGAACCATCTTTTACTCAGTTTTCTAATTCTCCAATCATTATGAAAGACAACTTTAAAATCAATGGCTCTGACACTGCTCAGATCGGTTGGGTTGAAGTTGCTACTGAAGATGGACAATCTGGATATTTGTGGTATTTAAAGTCTGAGTCTGAAACAAGACTAAGATTTGAAGATCAATTAGAAATGGCCATGGTTGAAGCAGAATTTATGAATCCTGCTGATCCTTATAACTCTGGAAAAAACTTTGACTTTCCAGCTTCTAATCCAGCAAATACTAGTCAGAAGATTAAAGGTTCTGAAGGTTTATTCGCTGCTATCGAAGCAAGAGGTAATGTATATTCTGGTTTTGCTGGAGCTGCTGCTCCTGGTTCAGGTGCTTTAGGTGATTTCGATGAAATCCTTAAAAACTT